CTAAATCATTGCTACCTCTTGTATAGTTTCCAACAACGCGAATTGCGCCAGCACCTAAAGTTTGCAGTTGTATTATCTCAGCAGATGAAGAGTTAATTGACATCACGATTTCGATCTTAAAAAGATCATAGGTGCTGGTATTCATGGTCGATCCAGCGCCAACTGTGTAAGTCAAACTTGAACTACCTCCGGGACTAGAAGTAACGATATGATCCCAAGACCCGCCGCCCGCTGCCACTTCAGCAAAAACTGGAACCGATCCTGCGCCCTGCGACTTAAGATAATAGCCACTAGTTCCAACAGCTACCGTCGTTGGATTTCCAGAAGCATCCCATGTGATTAACTCGCCATCAGTTCCAGCCTTAAGTTCCGCTAAACCAATAGCATCGTTTGCAATGTGGGCAGTATCAATAGAGCCGTCCACATAGTGTTGACTATCTATAGCATCATTAGAAATCTGAGATGCTTGTACGTTTGTTATGTTCCCCGTTAAAAAACCTGACATATTACACGTCCTGTTCTAGATAACTAATCGTTGCTTCCAGTTTTGAACTTGCGTCTGCTTTCATCCTGAGAACGTCTGAAGCATTCAACACCAGCTTGCCCCCCTGCAATAGACTCAAGGTATCCTTAACCGGAATACTAATGTCCTTGACGATGGTGCTATCGGTTCCCGCTGAACTGTCAATTTTGCACTCAAGCGTTGCAGCATCCGTTGCATGGATGTTTGCAATTTGTAATCCAATAATTGTGTAGGCTTTGCTGGATGTACCAACCAATGCCCTATTTGCAGAATCGGTGATAGCTGAGTGGACTACCGCGTACCCTACACTTTTTAATACGTCTGCCATTTTAATCTCCTAGCCTAATGCTAATGCTAAACCAATACCCACAGGGCCAGCAGCACCTGTTGCGCCAGCTGGTCCTTGTATGCCTTGTATTCCTTGTGCGCCAGTTGATCCTGCTGTTCCTTGTGAACCTACGTTTCCTGATCTAACAAATGAAACACGTAGAACGTCTGCACTAGACCACGATCCTCCTGATGCTACATGTGTTACAGGTATTTGCAACCAAGATGTATTATCAGTAATTGTTCCGGTAATACTAAATACAGCAAAGTTTTGAGGATAGCCTGTTTCACGGATGGTTAACGTAGCTTTAATTGTATTAGTACTATCATCCCATGTTACAATAAACGGGGATATGTCAGGATTACCAGAAGCATTAGTAGCATTAGAAACAGCTATATTTGTTGCACTTGCAATTGTAGCATGGTTAAATCTAATTTCTCCAGTACCAGGATCAGCCATAGACGTACCAGTATCATACTTGTATTCTATAGCTCCATCAAATAAAGCTGAACCACTAGCTAAAGTAATATTACTTACATTAATTAAATTATTACTATTCATATCCAAATCAGCAGACATACTGTTTGGAGTTGTTCCATCTCTACTTAAAGTATTTTCTAATGCAGCTTCTATTAATGCACCGTTAGCATTAATTTGGTTTACTGCTGTAGTTTCATTTGATGTAAGACTAGTTAAATCTGTAAGGGTAAGTTTTGCCATTAGCTTACATCCAACTCAAAAGTTATAGTGCCTCTACACGCAGTAGAACTTGCACCATCAGTGATAATTTCTATAGCTTGTCCTGCGGTTAAAGTTTTTTGCCCACTAGGAGTAGAACTATCTACAGTACCAGCAGCAGAACCAGAATGAGCAATAGTAATTGCTCCATTCGTAACTGCTGTTCCTCCTATCTCAAAAGTTAAACCACAGTTTGCAGAAGTAATTGCGTTGTTAATTGTTGAGAAAATTTTATTTATATCGCCAGCAATAGGAGTAACAACAAAGTGTGAACCCGCTGTAGAGATATCAGGAATAGTATATGTTAAATAAGATTTGTTAAGATTTTTAACACTAGAAGTATTGATTGCGTCTTTATCTATTTTTTCCCATGTACCAGAGCCAGAGCCATTAGCTACATATACATTGTGAGCAGAAGCACTAGCAACTCCTTTGGATTCATGGAGGGATGCTCCTGTTAAATCTTTATGGTTAACTGTCATAAGATACCCTCAAGATTAACAAGTAAAACTGGGGAGAACCGAAGCCCTCCCCAATCTTATAGTTTATTTACGGTACTCGATTATCAAGTCGGCTTTTCCTGCTGTCATAGTAGCAGTTCCGTAGTTAGCACATACAAACAATGGACGGTCACCAGTTCCTGCAAGAACACCAGAACCAGAACCAACCAAAGCTCCGTCACATGCTACATGGTCTCCGATAGCATCAATTGCCGTTTTAGCAATTGTTGCATCAATACCATCCGCATCGTTAACAGAGAACGTACCATCTCCATCATCGTTAAACAAACCAATAGTCAGAGTGCCTGAACCACCTGACGTAAAGGCTTCCGTAACGTAAAGAGTGGCACTAACAATATGCGCTCCATCAGGAATACCAGCTACCGGATGAGTACTTACCAACGTTGCTGAAGATGCAAGATCAGTGCCTACAATCTTCGTGATATGTTGGTGCGTATCACCTGACGTACTGAAACGTCCTTCTTTATGCGCCGTAGCTTTTTCAAGACCAAAACGAATGTTTAGTCCATCAGAGTTAGTGTAAAATTCGTTAGCAGACATATCAAGTTCCTCCCTTAAACTTGGTCAGTGTCACTGAGGACACAAACAAGGTTTTCAGGACGGTAAAGCTTAACACCGTAACGAGCCGTAGTAACATACTCTTCACGCTGGAAGTCTTTGTTATACTCTGAATCGACTTGTGGCATTTGCCGCCAAGCACCAACAAAAGGTAGAACATCAGACGAAGCAGAGAAAAACATATTTGCTTTTCCAGCAGCAGTTGTTGGACCCGAACCACCAATCTGTTCGTTTGCATCAGCAAGATAGTTACTGACATAAACGTCAAAACCGTAGACGTTTTTAGCAAACTTCATACCAGTAGCGATGCCTTCACTTACGATACCTTCCCAACGTGGGTTGTTACTAATGTTGGCAATGTTCGTCAAAGTATTGAGCGTGTACTCAACAGACGGATCAACAATAGCAATAAGGTCAGTATCAGGAACGTTAGCTTTTTTCAAAGCATAACGAGCTTTAGCAAAGTCATTAACCGTGATAACTTCGTTTGTGCCAGTAGCTACAAAACGGTGGTCTGCACCGTTAATTGCGTTTGCAGCAGAAGCAGTTTGGTTCCCTTGAAGACCCATAATTTTAACTTCAAGTGCTTCCATAATAGCACGAGCCTGTTTCGGTACAAACGAAGATACAAGCTGGCTCATCCAGAAACCATCTTGCTTTGCTTTGTTTGTAATGTAGTGACCCGAAGACTTGTACTGATCAATCGAGAACTGGAACTCACCAGTGTCTAGAGCGCGGTACTGAACTGCGGCGTTTTCAGAATAGTCATCCGTTACTGCTTGACCAACTGAAGGAATGGTGAACGTGTCTCCATCTGGAAAATCGTTCATCCAGTTAACATAGGTCTGAGCCATCAGTTCATCTTCAAGAACCTCTTTAAGTTGACTCGACCAGATTTCAGAGCGGATTAGATGCCCTGAATTACCAGTTTCCATAGCCATTTACTTTCTCCTTTAAAGTTAGATTAACGTTTATAAAAGCCATCTTGACCTTTCTCTTCTCTCATTTTGAATAGTTTTTGTTGGACAGAAGGTTTAAAATATTCTTTTGGGTTTGACTTACGTAGTTGTTCAAAAGCTTCCCAAGTTCCTTCTTCAATCTTTTGTCCACTATTCATAGTTTGTACAGCTTCGGTATTTGTCGTACCAACTGTAGGAGCAGGAGTAGGTTGACTACCTGTTCCTTGAGATACACCAATTGCGTTAAAGAACATTTCTGGTGAAGAGGCTGCAATGTCGGCTAATTTATCTACAGAAACTCCCATAGCATTAGCTTTCTGTTGCACAACTTCAGCGGCTTTGTCAGCCCCATATATTTCTTTCATTCGTTGATCAACGTTATAAATATTTTGTTGAGCAACTTGTTGTGTGTTCTTCTGTTCAATGGTGGTAGAGATAAGCTGGGACAGTCTTTCGTCATCTAACTGGGGAGTGGTGTTCTCCAAAGTTCTTTGAGCTAAAGCTTGTTGTTCCGCTGTCTCTCTTTTAACTTGCTGAACCATTTCTTCTGCGGTTACTCTTTTGTCAAGTTCTCCACGTAGTTCAGACATTTCTGTTTCTAGTTTTTGAATGTACTCATTGCCATGTATTGCGCCTTTAGCAAGTTCTTCTACATTAGCGTATTTATTTCCATCACCTACAATTTTACTTAGATAGCCTTCTTCAGACTTTACTTCTGTTTCTTTAGTCGATTCAAATACATCAGCCATTGTCTAGCCTTTCTCTGTGGTTAAGTCGGTCAACTTTAATATATCTAAGTAAGCTCGTAGTTGTCCATTACGATCAGCTTGCTTATACGCCCATGCAGCATCTTCATAGTCTGGATCAAAAGCAGGGCAATCTAGAGCGTCAACTTTAGTATTAATTATATCTGTTAAACGCTCTAGTACACTTGATGAATTTCTAACGTAGGCTTCAAAATCTTTTCTTTGTTGTGCATCTTTAATATGTGAAGTCCACTTAACATTCATCTTTACCAGATTCCTTTCATTTAATCTGTACTACTATTATAGCATATTTTATAGTACGTGTCAATTAAATAACTTCTTCTTCAGTTGCAGGAGCTAAAGCAATTTCTTCTTCTGTTGGTTGAGCTTCTTGCATTGAAGTAGCTTCTTCTTGCATTTGTTGCTGACCAGCGTTCATCATACGTTGTGTATCTAACTGTTCTGCTACACGTATGTTAGGTTGTACAAGATTAAACTTTTCAATGTTTAATAGTTCTTCTACAACTGTTGCTAGTTTAATTCCAGAGATGTGCACGTTGACAGCAGGGTCTTGGCCGACGGCACTATTGAGGAGATTAAGTAAATTTTGGAACTGATTAGCTTTCGCTGCAAAATGCCT